TTTAATCACGGCTAAAATACCAAAACCCCAGCACCGCCTACTATGGCGGTGTTTTCAATTTTATTGGGGTTTAAATCATGTCGTTATTAAAAAGTGTCCGCCAACATCGTTTACTGACCTGGGCGTTAGCCACCGTCATCCTGCTCGGCGTTATCGCCGTTCTGTCACCACAGCAGTTACCTGTCACCCTCTATAAGCTTTCTCTGGTCTCCTTAGCTGCGGTGATCGGGTATCACTTAGACCGGGCATTATTTCCTTATGCCAGCCCCGGTAGTTACTTGGTTGATAACTGGAAAGCTATCAGTGCTCACCCGATTAACGGAGTGGATAAACTTGAACCTGAATACCCGGTAATTAGTGGTTATCAGCGTATCTTCGCCGCTGTTCTGTTACGCCGGGCGATTGTCGTCATGGCCGTTATTCTTGGCGTAACACTGGGGCTGTAATCATGAGAGCCGTTATCTTATTCATCTTATTGATAACGGCCTGTCACCCGGTGCTGGCTTCAACAATACCGGCTGATGCGGCCCGTTATAAGCGCGACCTTATCCGCGTTTCTCATGCTGAATGGGGACTGGATGCACCGGTAGCCACTTTCGCTGCCCAAATCCATCAAGAAAGCCGCTGGCGCACTGATGCCCGTTCGCCAGTCGGTGCTATCGGCTTAGCTCAGTTCATGCCAGGAACATCAAAGTGGATTGCCGGTACCTATCCTGATCGCCTCGACGGTAATCAACCCTATAACCCGATGTGGGCTCTACAAGCGCTGGTTATCTATAACCGATGGCATTACCAGCGTATCTCCGCGCAGACCGATTGTGACCGCTGGGCCTTCACGCTAAGCGCCTACAACGGTGGTTTGGGTTGGGTTCAACGTGACAAGAAGAAGGCAGCGGCTCAGGGACTTGATGCCAGCCGTTATTGGGGCTCGGTTGAGTATGTTAATGCCGGGCGCAGCGCTGCCAACTTTAAGGAAAATCGGGGTTATCCAGAGCGAATCATTAACCGCTGGCAACCGCTATATCAGGATGCTGGCTGGGGGGGGCGGTGTATGCGATTAAGAACGATATACCTCATTTTCAGCGTTATTGCTCTGGTGCTGGGTTTCTCCCGCTATTACTACCAACAGGGATTATCCCAAGGCCAATTGGATTGCGCTCAAGGTAAAGCTGAATCGGCACAAAGCCAGTTGAGTCAGTTTGTATCTGCCAGCCAGCAGTTGGCAACTAATGCAAACCGAGCCAGCAAAACCCTGTCGGTAAAAATAGCGGCCCGAACGGCTGCTGACCAACATAGTACTCAGGAGATCCGCTATGTACTTAAAACCGTTACTCGCAATCGCTGTGAGTTTCCTCCTGATGTCATGCACCAACTTGAACAGGCCAGACTACGAGCCAATCAGGCTGCTACCAGCGGCATTGGCAGTGGGCTGTCTCCCTCTGCCAGCACCGGAGAACAACGGTGATGACGCTATCGTTATTGCATTAAAACAGGCTTATGACGGCTATGGCCTGTGTGCCGGGCGCTACGTTGAGTTACTTAATTATCTACAGGATTCAGACGATGGACGACATTGATCGCGCTAGTGAGCTGGAAACTCAGCAACGGGAACGCGCACTAATAGCACGTAATCAGCAGCCAAAAGGCATTGGCAGCCTAACATGCCTAGCTTGTGGTGACGCTATACCAGAAAAGCGCCGCCAGTTACTGCCAAGCACAACCCTCTGTGTTGACTGCCAGCAGATGGAAGAAAAAAGGATGAGACGATGAACTTCACTGATATGAATTTTAGCTTCAGTGCCATGCAATGGTTAGTCACAGCGGCCATCGGTATCTATTCATGGCTGATGAGTCGGCAATCTGCCAGCGGTAAGGAACTGTTAGAACTCCGAACCCGGATTATTGCCCTGGAAGAGCAGATCCGCCATACCCCGTCACAGAATCTGGTAAATGATTTACATGGGGATATGAAAGCCATCCGGGCAGAAATGCAAGGTATGCGTGAAACCATGCAACCGCTAGTAAAAGGGCTTGATCGCGTTAATGACTACCTGATGAGGAGCAAGCAATCATGAGTTATGCCGAGTTTTTAAGAGAAGACCAACGGTTAGTGATGTTGCGATTACTGGCAGAACTGCCCGCATACAGCGCTAACAGTTCAGTTTTATACAGCGCTTTAAGCCAGTATGGCCATTATCCCAGCCGTGATGCTATCAAAAGTGAATTGTACTGGCTTCAGGAACAAGGTCTGGTGTCATTGAATGATATTGGTACGGTTGTTGTAGCAACTCTCACACCAAGAGGTCTTGATGTCTCTTCAGGCCGTGCCATTGTGCCTGGCGTGAAGCGTCCGGGGGCTTAATCATGGGACGTAAATCCACCATCCACAAACTTGATCCTTCTGTTCGTAGTCATATTGAACAGTTGCTACGCGATGACCGACTAACGCTGGATGAAATGTTGGAGAATATCAGGGCTAAATACCCACAAACTGATGCACCAAGCCGTTCTAGTCTCTACCGCTACCGTGCTGGCTTTGAGGAAATGACTCAAAGCCTAAGGGAAATAGAGACCGCATCCCGCGTTCTGGTTGATGAACTGGGGGATGGTATTGGTGATAAAGCCGGTGCGCTATTAGCTCAGGCAGTAACAACTTTGGCCACCCGAGCAGCCTTCAATGCCCACGAGCGCGATGATATTTCAATTAAAGAAGTGGGTGAGCTATCTCGTGCAGCTAGAGCAGCCATGCAGGCCCGAACCATGAGCCTCAAAGAGCGTCAGGAAATTGAGAAAGTCACTCGAGATAAGCTCTTGCGTGAGCAAGAGTCAAACCTTCAAAAAGAAGCGAAAGCTCAAGGGCTGGATGAGAATGCCGTTCAATTCTGGCGTGAGAAAATCTTGGGGATCAAGTGATGAAGCCGCTAGCCTCAACCTTACGTGTTATTGAATGGGACGAATTACCGTCCCGTGCGCGTGATATTCCCAATAACTTTAACCCAACGGCTGAGGGTGTGCTGATGGCGCACCAGATTGAGGTTTTGAAGATTAAAACCTCTATTCTCGCCGTACCTAAAGGGAGACGTACCGGTATTACCTTTGCCTTTGGCTTTGAGGCGGTACTGACAGCGGCATCACAGAAAGCGATTGGGGGTATGGATGTCTTCTATATCGGTGATACCAAGGAAAAAGGCTTAGAGTTCATTGGGTACTGTGCCAAATTCTCCCGTGTTATTGCGGAACAGCAAAGTGCTTCAGTTTCCAGCATCGAAGAGTTCTTATTTGAAGATCAGGATGAGAACGGTAAAACCCGCCATATAACCGCTTACCGTATCCGCTATTCATCCGGTTATCAGGTTGTCGCACTCTCATCCCGCCCAGCGAATATCCGAGGTTTACAAGGGTTGGTTATTATTGATGAAGCGGCATTCCATCAAGATGTTCAAGGGGTACTGGATGCAGCTACTGCCCTGCTAATTTGGGGTGGGCGCATTATCGTTATCTCTTCCCACAAGGGTAAAAGTAATCCATTCAATCAGTTTGTTAATGATATTGAAAATGGTCTTTATGGGCCTGATGCCTCTGTATATCGGGTGACGTTTGATGATGCTGTGGCGAACGGACTCTTTGAGCGCGTTTGTTTCATGAAAGGTGAAGTCCCAACAGTCGAAAGCAAAAAAGCCTGGTATACCCGGATTCGTAACGCGTATGGCCCCCGTAAAGCGGCAATGCGTGAGGAACTTGATGCTATTCCGCGTGATGGTAATGGTGTGTGTATTCCGGGTGTCTGGATTGAAAACGCCATGCCACCCAGTCCCGATCGCGTGGTGCTACGTCTGGTTCTGGATGATGACTTTGCTAAAAAGCCCATGTTTGAGCGAACCGCTTTTGCTGAAGACTGGATCAAGCGTTATCTAGATCCGGTTATCGCTAGGTTAGATAAAAACTTACGTTATTCCTTTGGTGATGACTTTGCCCGGCATCGTGACTTTTCATCCATTTTACTGATGGCCACCTTGCCAAACCTTTACCGTGATGTGCCCCTAATTATCGAAATGCACAAGGTGCCCACTCGCCAGCAGGAGCAAATCCTCTGGCATTTACTCCGGGCTATTCAACGCTTCTCTGGTGCGATGGATGCTACCGGCCCCGGCCAGACATTGGCTGAATATACCGCTGACGAATTTGGTCATGACCGCATTGCTCAGGTCAGTTTAAGCCGCTCATGGTATGGCACGTGGATGCCTAAGATGATCCAGGGATTTGAGGACGGCATTATCACCTTACCCGCTGACGATAACGTCAAACAGGATATTCACTCCATAGAAGAGATTGACGGTATTCCTATGCTGTCGTCTGTTCGCAAAGAAGATTTGAAAGAACCAGAGCTCTATCGCCATGGTGACACGGCCATTGCACTGGTTTTAGCCTGGTATGCCTCCATTGAAATGAGTAAAGGCCCGGTCAAGGCCCATTCACGTGGTAAACGGGCAACCACACAACTGTTAAAAGGATACAAATAATGAGTCAGGGTATTTGGGTTAGTCCGAATGAGTTTGTCTCTTTCTCCGAGCTAAACAGACCATCCAAAGAGGCTGTAGCGACCCGTTCACGCGTTAATGGCTCATTAGGGATTAGTGGAAAATTACAAAATCCCGATCTTGTCCTGCGTAAAATGGGCAAAAGTATCGAGGTTTATCGTGATTTGACGGCTGATGCTCACGTAGGTGGTTGCGTTCGTCGCCGTAAGTCAGCCGTTCTTGCCCTTGAATACGGTTTTGACCGGGAACAGTCACAAACGCAGGTCGCAGACTTTGTTGAAAAGGTCTTTTCTAAGCTAAAAATGAGAACCGTCATCAGTGATGCATTAGATGCACCACTCTATGGCTACACTCCGCTTGAGGTGATGTGGTCTGATGTTGATGACAAGATTGTGCCGGTGGACGTAGTGGCCAAGCCTGCGGAGTGGTTTTTCTTTGATGATGAAAACCGTCTGCGTATGCGTACCAAAGAGGATAAAGACGGTATTTTATTACCTGAGCGTAAGTTTATCTTAGTTCGCCAAGATGCTACCTATGAGAACCCTTACGGCATTGCTGACCTGAGCCGTTGTTTCTGGCCAACCACATTTAAGCGTGGTGGATTCGAGTTCTGGCTCAAGTTTACCGAGAAGTACGGTAGCCCATTCCTGGTCGGTAAACACCCACGCAATACCCATAATACAGAGGTGGATGCGTTACTGGATAGCCTTGAAGCAATGGTTCAGGATGCCGTTGCCGCTATTCCTGACGACAGTTCTATTGAAATCCTAGAAGCCGCAGGTAAAGGCAGCAGCGCCGATATCTATGAACGCCTTATGATGTTCTGCCGTTCTGAAGTCAGTATTGCCCTGACAGGAACGAATCAGACAACGGAAGCCGATACCACCAATGCGAGTGCTCAGGCAGGACTAACAGTGACTGAAGATATCAGGGATGCTGATGCCGAACTGGTGACAGAAGCCATGAACACCTTAACCCGCTGGACCGTTGAGCTCAATTTCTCTGAGGAAGAAGAGCCTCCAGTCTGGTCTATGTGGTCGCCGGAAACGATTGATAAAACTCAAGCCGAACGCGATCAAATCCTTAAAACGGCTGGCGCTAATTTTACCAACGAATACTTCATTCGCGAATATAACTTAAAAGAAGGCGATCTAGGTGAACAGCTTCCACCATCAGCCGGTATGGGCTATCCCTCATTTGCTGAAAAACCGAAAAAGCCCAACGATACCGTGGCAGCTGTCGCAGACCAATTAAGCCGGGAGACTCAACCCATTATTGATGGCTGGATTGAGCGTATTCGCAGTTTTGCAGAGAAAGCCAAGAATATGGAAGAGCTTCAGGAACGGCTATTGGCTGAGTTTGATAATCTGTCTGAAGATGAGCTAGCCCAAGCGATGGCCAGCGCATTTACCGTGATTAACTTACAAGGTCGTGATGAGGTGAATAATGGCCGTTAAAGGTGTTTTCGGGCAAAAGTTTAACCAGCAGAGTGATTACTTCAAACAGAAGCTAGCTATCCCCAGTGAGCGCTGGGATGATATTTCCAGAGAACAGCATGACCATGGTTTTATTGTAGCCGGTGCGATGAAAGCTGATTTGGTTAATGACCTGAAGAAGGCGATGCAAAGTGTTATTGATGAAGGTAAGAGCATCCAGTGGTTCCGTCAGAACTTTGATCAGGTAGTAGAGAAACAAGGTTGGAAAGGCTGGACGGGTGAAGGCAGTAAAGCCGGTAAAGCCTGGCGCACCGAGGTTATCTATACTCAAAACCTGAAATCATCCCATGCAGCGGGTCGTTATGCTCAGCTTACCGACCCAGATGTTTTAGCAGAACGCCCTTACTGGCGTTATCTTCACCGTTCAGTGATTAACCCCAGAGAAGAGCACGCCAAATGGCATAATTTGGTGCTTCCTGCCGATGATCCCTTCTGGGATGAACATTATCCCCCGAACGGTTTCGGGTGTAACTGTATTGTCGAATCCTGTAGTGAGCGGGATTTGAAAAAACTGGGTAAAACCGGCCCGGATACAGCCCCAGCCCGAAAAACTCAGCTTTATACCGATACCAATACCGGTGAACAACGTCTGGTTCCTGAAGGTGTGATGCCCGGATTTGACTATACCCCCGGTAAGAGCGCCACCCAAAATGCCCTGGCAGCCAATAAGCAGAAACTCAATACTCTGGATTCAGCCATTGCCAGAAAGAACGTCGAAAAACTCATTAATTCTGATGTGTTTCTGTCATTTTACAATGGTCGTCTGAAGGGGGAATGGCCTGTGGCTGTGATGAACAGTAAGCAAATGGTCGAAATGGCGGTTAAGAGCCCGGTGCTGACCTTAAGCCGACAATCTATCATGAAGCTACGGACTCAATACCCTGATTTAAGTCCATCTGACTTTCGCCAGCTCCAAACCCAGCTAGATAACGCCCAGTGGCAGCAGAACAGTCAGGGTGAGAGGCAAACCGTTGTGAATATTTCAGGTAAATCGTGGAACGTTCGAGCGAAGCCAACCGCCTCCGGTACCTATATTGAAATGGATCAAGCATAGTTATGGCCAAAATTACCGTACAACTCGACAGTGCGCCGGTTAACCAACTACTGAGCCAGATTGAACAGGCGGGTTTAGACCTGACACCGGTATTTAAAAACATCGGTGAAATCCTGCTTAACAGTACCCGCCGCCGTTTTGAAGTGGGTATGGGGCCATTAGGTGAACAATGGGCCGCAAACAGTGACGTGACGCTGGCCAATAAGCGGGATACCAGGCCACTGATTGGTGATACTCGGAGCCTGTCTACTCAGATTAACTACCAGTCTGATGCTAATCACGTGCTGCTTGGTTCGCTAATGGAGTACGGCGGCACCCAACATTTTGGGGCGAAAAAAGGCCAATATGGTCAAACTCGGTATGGTGTACCTCTGCCCTGGGGGGATATTGAAGCACGGCCCTACATCGGTCTGTCGTCTGAAGATGAGGAAGATATTATTGATCTGCTGTCTAACCATTTAGCCAGAGCAGCGGGAACATCAGATTAATCGCCAATTTAAGGCGGGCTAAGCTGTTTTCACCTGTTTAACCAGCCTTTATCTGTCTTTGCTCGTTTACATCGCTAAAAGGCTATTATAAATCGATATAGGCCCACTTCAGCCGCCATTCTTATCTACCCTTTACGGATTCGTTAAATCTCTATCTCTCAGTCTCTTATTTAACCCCGATTAAAATCACCAAACCGGATAATTTGACATGGTAGCCATGACTAACAACAGCATGGTGAATATTAATGTCCAAACTTATCCATATCTTTAAGCCTGGTACCCATCAGCCGATGGAAGGCGAACCTATCTCTTTCACCCTGAAAGACTTTGAAGCCACCGTTCGCGCCTACAATATGGATCTGCATGAAGCACCGCTGGTTGTTGGCCACCCGAAACACAATAACCCTGCCTATGGTTGGGTAAAGCAAATGATTGCCACACCTGAAGGGCTCTTCATTGAACCCCATCAGGTTGATGAGGCATTTGCTGAACTCGTCCGTTCTGCCCGATTTAAAAAGATATCACCTTCCTTTTACGAACCGGATGAACCTAGTAATCCAGTACCTGGCGTTTATTACCTGCGCCACGTTGGTTTTCTGGGGGCTATGCCACCTGCCGTAAAGGGGTTGAAGGCGATTGAATTTGCGGATGGTGGACAAGGTATTGTGTGTTTTAACGAAAATCTTAATGAGGATACCAATATGGCTGATGCAGCTAATCCAACCGATAAAAAAGGTTTGCTGGCGCGACTAGTCGCTTTTCTGACTAAAGAGCTGGGTGAAGAAAAGGCCGCTGAAATCATTACCGAAGAAGGTGCTGCCGCTATTCAGGATGCCGGTGCGGATGAAATTTTACCGGAAGTCGCCGCTCAGTTAGTGGCTGTGTCGGAAGAAAATCAGCGATTAAAAGCAGAAAACGAAGAGCTACTGGAACAAGCGGAAGAGCTGGAAATTGATGGTGAGAGTGCTGATTTTGCCGAAGTGATTCGTCGCAAGGTTAAGCCTAGCCACCGTGCAGCCGTTAGAGCCATGCTTAAAGCCGCATCTAAAAAGCGCGGTACCAGTAAGTTGGAATTTAGTGAAGGTGGTAAGAACAAACCGCTTACGCCAGCTCTTCAGGCGTTTATTCGTTCTTTACCTGATGTAGTGGATTTTAGCGAAGTGGCCCGGAAAAGCTCAGCGCCGAAAAACACCTCTGTTAACCCACTATTAGCTGATGCAGAACGCCGCGCCAGCCGTAATAAGTAGGAGCACCTTAAATTATGACTACCTATAACGAACCGAAAGTATTAAGTGATGTTCTGTTGGTTGAAGTGAAACCGGGTTGGACAAAAGACCGGGGCATGATTGTAGCGGATAAAAAATATGAGCTGGGAACCGTTCTGGCCAAAGTCTCCGGTAAATATTATGCCATTGATTTAGCGGGCACAGGTGCTGCAAAAAAAGCCGCTGCCGTATTGGCACAGCATATCGATACCACGACTGGTGAACGTCTTGGTGCAGTGATTGCACGTGGTGCCGTGGTGGCCATTGATGGTCTGGTGTGGCCTGAAGGTGTTACTGATGCACAAAAGACCACGGCATACACCGAGTTGGAAGCGCTGGGCATTATTGCCAGAGAGCAGCTTTAACCCCTGTTTAGCCACTTAAGGCATAAAGGAAAAAGAGAATGAATTTAGCAGATATGTTTACCGTTACTACGCTAACGGCAGCCATCAATAAAATCCCAGCCATCCCGACCCGTGCGGGTGAATTGGGTATTTTTGAAGAAGAAGGGATTGCCACCACGTCCGTTCTGATTGAAAGCCGTGATGGTCGTTTATTCCTGGTCAAGAATATTGGCCGTGATGAAGATCCAACGCAGGTTAAAAACAGTAAGGCCAAACGCCGTACTTTTGAAACTACCCACTTACCCGCTTCAGCTCAATTGTTACCGTCTGACTTGCAAAACTTTAATTCCTTTGGCGACAACGATGCAACTGACTATCAGGCACAAACCATCAACAATAAGCTGGAAACGATGAAAAACAGCCTGGAAGTCACCCGTGAATTCCAACGTGTTGGTGCCTTGTGTGGCCGTATTTTGGATTCTGATGGCTCCGTTATCTATGACCTGTATAAAGAGTTTGGCGTAACACAAAAAAGCATTGATGTACCTTTCAGCGTAGAAGATACCGATGTCCGTAAGCTTCTAACGGATGCTAAACGCCATAGTGAGTCAAAGCTGACCGGCGCACTGGTGACAGGTTATAAGGCGTTCTGTGGCAAGGACTGGTTTGATGCCTTTGTTGCTCACCCTAATGTACAAAAAGCCTATGCCAACTATCAGGAAGCGGCCGATCGCCTTGGTGGTGATATGCGTAAAGGCTTTACGTTCGGTGGTATCGAATTTGAAGAGTATAACGCCACGGTATCCAATCAAAACTTCCTTTCGGACAAGGTTGCGCGAGTCTTTCCTATCGCCAAAGGCGGTGTCTATAAGATGTACAACGCCCCGGCGAACTACAACGAGACGGTCAACACCATTGGTTTAGCGTTATATGCCAAAGCGGAAGAACGCAGCATGGGTAAAGGCTGGGATTTAGAAGCCCAGGCTAACCCGCTGGCCATTTGTACTTACCCTGAAGCCCTTGTTGAACTGAAGATGAGCTAAGGAAACGGCCATGCGCTACTGCACACTGAGTGATTTGGAACGGGCAGTTCCCAAACAAACGCTAATCTGGCTATCCCACGATGATCCAGCGTCGGAAAATTATGATGCAGCCGTTTTGGAGGATGCGATCAACTATGCAGAAGAGCTGGCAGACGGTTATTTAGTCTCTCGTTACCCTCTGCCATTGTCATCCGTTCCGACCATCATTCGTGATGCAGTAGTGTATCTGGCCCGTTACTGGCTTTATCAGCGCCGTCCTGAAGGGGCTATGCCGGAAGTGGTCAAAGATGGCAAAAAGGATGCCCTGGATACCTTAAGCCAGATCCAGAAAGGTGCCATCTCCCTGAATGTCAAAATAGACGATACCGTGGTTGAAACCAATGCGCCTAGCGTATTTAGAGTTTCGGCATCTAAACGCCTATGGGGAAAGAGCACGCTGGAGAAATGGCGATGAGTATCACGATTGACATCTTAGATGGCATTTTAAACCGATTGAAAGAGGTTCATGGCCGGGAGCTGGCGATCGAGTATTTTCCTGAGCAACCCGCTAACTATCGTCTTAATCATCCTGTTGGAGCAGTACTTATCAGTTATTCCCGCAGCAGCTTTGCGACCAATGAGGCGATAGACAGTACCTGGATGAATCGTGAGATGACCATTCCCCTCACGCTGATGTTTCGCCAGTTACACGGTAAAGCCGGCGTTATCGCTTATCTGGATAAACTGCGATTAACCCTAACCGGCTGGATACCCCCTCACTGTGATGTATCGCTTAAACCTGTCAGTGAGTCCTTTTTGGCTCAGAACGCTGGGGTGTGGCAATACGCTCTGGATTTTACGACCAAGACTAATCAGATACAGGCCGATATGGGCATTTCACCCCATTTGGCTTATGAGGATATTCCATGAAATTTACACCCTATGTGTATCACGGGCCGCAAAGTAGCGTCACTGTACGCTTTATTGACTCTAATGGTACAGAGCAAGAAAAGGACATCATGCTCTATCCGGGCCTTTCTGTAGAGTTACCCAGTGAGCATGAATATACCCAAACGTTAATAGCCCAAAAGCTGTTAACACCACTGGCACCTGTCGCTAAAACCGTCAAAGGTGAGGCGAAAACCAAGGAGCAAAAAGACGATGGCCGCTAACTTCTTACACGGCGTTGAAACCCTTGAAATTGAAAATGGGCCTCGCGCCATCCGTGTGGTTAAATCCGCTGTTATTGGGCTAATTGGTACAGCGCCTTGTGGGCCAGTTAATGATTTAACTCTGTGTTTGTCTGAAAGCGCCGGTGCTGAATTCGGCCCTCGGTTAAGCAATTTCTCTATCCCGTATGCCCTGAAAGCCATTTACGATCATGGTGCCGGTACCGTTTTTATCATTAACGTCCTTGACCCGGATAAACACCGTAATGAGGCCACTGGCCATTCAATAACCTTTGGTGTGAATAATCGGGCCTCTCTACCTCATGCCGCCATTATTTCTGCTGTCGTAAAAGCCGATAACGTCACTCATGTGGTAGATACGGATTACACCATCAATCTGGTCACTGGTGAGTTGATCCGAATGACCACTGGCAGTATTCCGGCAAAAGGCACCGTCATGGTTGACTATACCTATGCCGATCCAAGTAAAGTGACACCGGCTGAGATTATTGGTGCAGTTAATGCGGCTGGAAATCGCACCGGCTTAAATGCGCTGGAAGATGCCTATAACCGATATGGTTTCTTTGCCAAACTCATTATTGCACCGGGCTTTAGTACCTTAAACAGTGTCAGTACTGAGCTGATTGCCGCTGCTGATAAATATGGTGCTATGGCATTAATCGATGCACCGATTGGTACCACGCCTAATCAGGCTATCAGTGGTCGTGGCCCGATGGGTACTATCAACTTTGCGACCTCCAGCGATCGGGCTATTCTCTGTTACCCACATCTGAAGGTCTATGATTCAGCGACCAATAGTAACTTTTTAGAACCAATGTCACAGCGCCAAGCCGGGCTTATGGCCGCAAAAGACCTTGAGCGCGGCTACTGGTGGAGTCCATCCAATACGGAGTTTAAAGGTATTGTCGGTGCTGAACGTTCACTGTCTGCCCGTATTGATGACCCGAATAGTGAAGTCAATCTTCTGAATGAAAATGGCATCGTGACTGTCTTCAACAGTTTTGGTACCGGTTTACGTTCCTGGGGAAACCGCTCCGCAGCCTGGCCATCGACGACCCATATGAAGAACTTCATCTCCGTTCGTCGGGTTAAAGACATCATTGATGAGAGTATCCGCTATTCATCCCTACAGTTTGTGGATATGCCCATCACACAGGCCGTCATTGATGCCATCGTTGAATCGGTCAATCAGTTCTTTAGAAAGCTGATTGGTGATGGCGCACTATTGGGTGGCGAGTGCTGGTATGACGCAGAACGCAACCCTCAAACTCAATTAGAACTGGGAAATGTCCTGTTTCAGTACAAGATGACACCGCCACCACCCATGGAGCGCATCACGTATGAGTCAGAGATTACCGGTGAATATCTTGCAGCCCTGAAAGGAGGTAACTGATTATGGCGGGTTTTCAAGCGCACAGAATTAATAATGCGGCGGTTTATCTTGACGGTAACAGCTATCTGGCAAAAGCATCTGAAGTTGATTTAGGCAGTGTCAAAACGGTCATGTCCGACTTTAACGGCCTTGGACTTGTTGGTGTGATTGAACTGCCCGATGGTTTAGATAAGGTGGAGGGAAAGATAGTCTGGAACTCCCTTTATCAAGATGCCGTCAGTAAAATTGCTACGCCGTTTACAACAGTTTCTCTGCAATGCCGTAGCAATATTGACGTGCATACAAGCCAGGGGTGAGTTGATCAGTTGCCCCTCGTTACACTCATGACGGTAGCATTCAAAGAATACCAACTCGGTAGTTATAAACCCCGAGAGGCGACAACGTTTGAAACACCCTTTAGCGTGACATCAATCAGACAGCTCGTGAATGGGAAAGAGACTTTGATGTTAGATTACCTCACCAATATTTATCGGGTGGATGGTAAAGACCAACTTGCTAAATATCGAGCTAATATTGGCCAATAGTCAGTATTCACATTACTGCTCAAATACCCGGACATGTTCCGGGTGTTTTTTTAAACCCCGCTAAAATAACTGTCAATCAATAAGCTACAGAATCAGGGCTCAATAGTTTTTCCTTTTAGTTCTCTTCTGGAGCCTGAATATGAGCAAGAAAGCTGATTTTCTCACTGATACCAAAATCCCTTTATTACGTTCTCTTACCCTCGGTACCGGCGAAACCCTAAGTGAACTGGTTATGCGTGTACCTACCCGTGGTGACATGCGTAAAGCCCAGCGCCATAGCAAAGAACAGGCTGATTCGGAAACCTTTCTATTTGCTCTTTTGACTGGTCTGACGATGGAAGATATTGATGCACTAACGCTGGCTGATAGCGCTTAGGTATCAAAAACCTTTCGCAACTTATGTGGAGAATCTACCGACGAGTCCTGAAAACTTACAGTCTATCGATGAATGGCTGGTACTCGAATTTCGATTGTCACCGGCTGAGATAGATAACCTGAGTTTTGTTGACGAATACTGGCGGTGGTTTGAACTGGCTCAAGAGCGGAATAACCAGCGCATTGAAGCGATGAATCAATAATATAGAGGCGTTATGAGTAATACTATCTCTGTAGGTCTACGCCTGGGAGCGGTGCTTGATAACGCCTTTAGCTCTGTTTTTGGTAATGCCAATACTACCGTTAACCGGCTAGGCCGAACCACTGAAGCCTTATCCCAGCGCCAGCAGCGCCTAGGCCAGATTATGAGCCGGGCTCTGAGCCACCCCACCCGTAATATTCAAGCACTGCGTACCCAATATGAGCGCCTGGGCCAATCCCTTGACCGATTAAGAACCAAACAAACCAAGCTCAATGCCGCCATGGCCAAACAAAAGGCGTTAGCCGATCAGCGCCAGGCTATGGGCGGGGAAATGATAGGTACCGCCGCTGCGGCCTGGGGGAATGCCACCATGCTCAGGGAGAGCGTTGGCCGTAGTGCCGAACTTAAAGATAGCTTGAGGGATGCACGGATCAAAGGCAGCTTAAGCGCTGAAGATGAAGCCCAACTGGGTAA